GAACTCTCGAATGTGGTGTATTACATTCAAAAGACCGAGGTCGTCGTTGATGTGTACGAATACGAACAAAACTTGTGCGAACGACGCAAGACAAAGAAAACCGAAACCGTCTACAGAAAGGTTCACGAGGAGGGTCGCGATACTGTGTATTTCGACGCCGATGGCAATGAAGTGAGCAAGCGAAAGTACGAGACGCTTACGGGTGGGAGCGTGGTGACCTATACCGACGTGTCTGTTGACGCGTACAACGCATTGACACCCGAAGAACAAGCCGATTACACCGATACACAAAAGACTGTCTACTACAGAGTGGACATTGTAGAGAGCCCCGTGGAGTTAGAAGAAGGTGCATACGACGAAACTGAGATTCGCCAAGAACTTGTCGATGTCCTCGATGAAAACGGTCAAATCGTCTGGGAAGAGACGGGTGAAACTGAGCCCGTATATACCCTCGTGGATCATGGCAACTACAAGGCGGCGCTCGTGTCTGCGAAGTTGGTCTAATGTCGTTTATTAGACAGTGGTACACATAAATACAAACTTTTTTACCAAGTTTCATAAATCAAACGAGGTAAAAAAGATACACTTTTTACTTTTGCATGGAATCAGTTATGGCTAAAATAAGAACACCCGCGATGAATGCCATCACGATGTAATTACATTCGGTTTCTTCGAAACCCATCCTGGGTTCGGGCTGTTTAGCGACAGCCACCTGTGGTTGTCGCACAGGAGGTTCTTCCTCCAGGGGACAGTAACCTATCATTTATACTGTATCTAGAGATTAATTTCTGTCTTCTTCTTTCGCCGGGTCTTCTTGGGTTTGGATGCATCTACGTTTACTTCTTTCACCTCACCCCCAGTTGATTCTCCTGATATAGATACGATGTCCGACATATCATCGTCATCCAATTCTGGCTCGGAACGATTCGCGATAGGTGACGTATTCATTGGGGGTGGGGGTGGCATCATAATGCCACCCATAAGACTGGAAATATCTAAACCTGGGCCTTGCATTTCATAATTGCCTGTACCACCAACGGGGGCTGTCTGTTCAGGTGCTCTCGTTGTGTTCTGAACAGCGGCCATCATATTTTTAACAAGATCTGGGTTTTGCTTAATGACATCATTCATATTTGGTAGCGCCGACTTGAACATGCTATTTGTCAAGTGGAACATCATCGCAGATCCACCAAGCATCATGATGAGGCGGATTTCTGGGGCAACGGTGACCTTGGATCTATACTTCACGTAGAGTTCTTCGAACACTGTATCATAGTCATCCACATTTTCCATCACACTCTCCGACCATCCCTCGAGTTGAATCTCAAATGGGTTGTACCTTTTGTTTAAGAACTCAAGACCCGTCACACACGCAACCAACATACGTCTCGAAAATCGATTTGATTGTTCGACGTCTATACTATATGTGATACGCTTAACTTCTGTACGGAGTTCGTCTACACTTGAATATGCAGTAAGGCGCTTATTCACCGCAAAGCCTTTCTTCTCGAGGCGTCCAAGTTTATTCAAGAGATCACTCTTTTCTTCGTCAATTGAACTGTATCCCTTTGAGGGTTGTTCCTCCTGTCCACCAGGGGATTCGTCGTCGTCAAAGAACATTGGTTCGTCGTCACCGTAATCAATCTCTTCATCCATGCGGGGTTGTGCTGGGGCTGATTGTTTGTTTGGATTTACAAACGCATCCATCGCCTCTTGGTGTTGCTGTTGTTGCTGGGGTCGCTGTTTGTAACTTTCAGGATTATTTCGTTTCACAGGCTGAGAACGTGGAATTGATATTTCAATTTCATCCATCAGAGCTTGTTCGTCGGCGTCAAGTTTCATGACATGTGTACTTCCTCTGTCAAGTACGATTTCTTCGTCCATCTACTCTCTATAGGGAAACTATTAAATTACCTTTAACGCACTTTAGAAAAAATATATACACATAGTATAAATGTTTACGTTCAACAAGGCCAACCGCAATGCGATCACATCCATCTTTGTTTTGTTGGCGATTATCGTCGCACTCACTGCCACGAGAAGTACCTACCAACCCAGACCAATCGTCATTAAGGCGATCAGTGAAGAATCCCTCTTCAACCTTGAACACAAGATTGAGTGTACCGCTGGAACAGCTGGTGGGGAATCACCATACAGCAAGTCTTTGACTCCAGGTGGTGTTTGTGGTGCTCAAAAACTTGTCGATGACCAAGCTGGGTATGCGATCGAGGATGGAATTGGCGGATCTTTAATCTAAGCTAATACTAAATGGCTTTGATCACTTCATTAACCGAGAGTATCCCGGATCTCAACTATGAGTACCATACAATTACCATAGATTCAATTGGTCAATCCAGTGCCAATACATTTACGTGTTATCTCGAACAACCTGTTCGCAATGTTGTTCAGGCCAGACTTCTCGCGGCTCACATTCATTCTAATATTTCCACCGAACACTGTTACATTTCCATTGACGAACTTGACACCAACTTCAGCGACCGTGCCTCAAATACACTTGGTGGTCAGCCGACGATGACAGTTCTTCGCAACTCGTTCGCGAGTCTTGTTACAGCGGACACGGAACTTATTAGTTTCAAGAATGACTATCCCATTGTGACACAATACATTGACCCAATTCGCAGCATTGATAGATTTAGAGTGACAATCCGGGACCAAAGTGGTGCTACGATTAAGAATCCCGACGCCACGGGTCACAACTTTTTAGTTATTCGATTCGTGTGTAGAAAACCAAACTTGTAATTTTCTCCCTTTAAAGTAGTATACAATGTCTGCGGGTATTGTTCAACTTGTATGTATCGGTGCTCAGGATGAATACATTGTTGGAAATCCGGAGATATCATTCTTCAATTCGACATTTAAGAGACACTCTAATTTTTCGCAATCCATTGAGAAGCAAACTATACATGGACATGTGAAAAATAACTCTCTATCGACAATTCGTATAGAACGAAGTGGTGATCTTTTGGGATACACGTACTTTACGATTGATAACGGTGGTCAAGCCATGGACACTACAAACTGGGAAAGTCTCATTGAAAGTGTTCAACTTGTGATTGGTGGTCAGGTCATCGATGAACAAGATTCTACATTTTGTGAAAACATTGCGGTTGATCTTCTTGCCCAAAATCTCAGTAAATGCTCAAATGGGCCACACCCAGGTGGTAGTACCGCGAGTTCCTACTTCTATCCACTTCGATTTTTCTTTTGTGAGGGTGCGCAATCCGCGATACCACTCACAGCACTTCAATATCACGATGTTGAATTGAGAGTACGATGGGGGTCGAGTGCTGCAAACTATAACTGGGAATGCCATTCGAACTACTATTATCTTGATAATGAAGAGCGTGGTAATATTGCGTCGCGTAGTCATGATATGTTGATTTACCAAGTGCAAAAGAATATTGGTTCCGGGGATCACATTCAAAGTCTCAACTTTAATCACCCAGTAAAGTTCATTGTAAGTTCAAACAATAGTGGTTCAAGCCCTTTGACGTCCACAACAAATCGAATTAAATTGAGTATAAATGGAGTTGATCTTTCAAATTACAAATGGGCGAGACCACATTTTATGGATGTTTCCCACTACTATCACACAAACTATGTGACTTCACCCGATATATTCATGCACCCATTCTGTATCACAACAAGTCTTCACCAACCAACTGGATCTCTCAACTTTAGTCGAATTGAAAACGCTAAAATACACAGTGAAAGTCAAATATTAAATGATACAATTTACGCCGTAAACTACAACATTCTCAGGATAGAAAATGGTATGGCGGGTTTGGTGTATGCAAATTAAAATCAGGGAATATATAAATGGTTAAAACTACTGGTGTAACCCAACCCACGCACAAGGTGCGTCTTGGTCGTTTTACAGAGTGTGATCAACCACATAATTCAATAGTACTTAATGCTTCGAATGCAAATATTGACAACATCGAACACAGTGGATTTTATGTGACACCAATTAGGTATGGACATGCATCCAACCTTCTCGCATATGATTGTATAACCAAAGAAATAATCGATGTCGGTGGTCAAAAATTGAAGATTTCTTCACTGGAAGTGGAAAATCTCGATGTTGTGAATTCAAATACGATTCATAGTTACTATGTGGATAATCCAATTTTTGAGATTGCAAAGGGTAATACAAAAAATAGTGAAGACGTGGGCATCATTATGCGTCGAAGTGGTGGCGATGTCGAACTCAAGTTTTCAGAAAAAGACAAACACCTCAATGTGAATAAGGATCTGAAAGTTGATGGGGCTATTCACGCCCGGACATTTTACGGTGATGGGGGACTTCTCTCAAATGTTCAATTTGATTTTGAAATTGGGGATACGTTTGAAAATCTCAATGTGACCAATGCACTGCGTGCAGATGGTGGTCTTCTCTCGAATATATCAATTCAGCAATTGAAAGATCTCAATAATGCATCATTAAATCTCAAGAGTGTATATGTTGAAAAAGTCATACATGGGGGGTCGATTGTCTCACGATCCAGTGTCATCGCACCCACATTTATTGGGGATGGGCAAAAACTTACAGGTATTGCACACACCAAAGATTTGGAATCAAATGTGGGTAGAATTGAAAAACTTGAACTCTTTCCACCCCGTGTCGAGTTGGTCGAATTGGGTGTCAAGGGGGTTCAAGACGAAATAAAACGTATCGCACCCCTCGAAGAGACAATCATCCAAGTTGCGCACGCGATCGAGGCGTTGAAGCCACTTGAACCAAAAGTTCAAATACTTGAAAACTATGTGACATCGACATCCACCCACCAACTTCCACAGCGCGTGAGTTATTTGGAAAAGGAAGTTAAATCTATAAAACCTACAATTCCAGATGTAACACAAATCATTCGAGATGTGAATGCCGTCCGAGATAGACTTACATCTATACCGTTACTTGAAGATTCCATCAGAACTGTAGAACGTGTTATTCCCCGAGTACGACACCTTGAAAGTGTGATTGGTGGGATAGATACAAATGCATCAAAGATTTCGGGTTTAACTACAAAAGTTACAACGATTGAATCCATCATAAAAAAGATTGACGACATTGAACCTATACAATTACAATTAAGTACACTTGCGCGAAATACACCCAGTCAAATTAAGTACTTGGAAACACATGTATCCAAGCGTATAGACGATATCGCCAAGGAAATTGTGCGTTTTAATCCACTCGAATCCCTCGTGTCAAATATTCACACAACCGAAACTGACATCTCCGCCGTCAAAATACAACTTCCCACCATTGACACTCGAATAAAGGTCCTTGAAGATGTACCAGTCCCAACTCTACACAGTGTGACGTCATGTCAAAGTAACACCGTAAATACACTCACACTTGAAAATCAAAATGTGTCGTTAACAACGTTTGGTAATATTGGGGTAGGTACAACCCAACCAACATCAAAAATATCTATTTTCAGTGTACCAAATGCCGTATCACAATTGGGCGAAGTCGACGCGATTAAAATTAATGAACTTGCACAAATTAACGCGTATACCAAGGCTAACGCGGGTCTAAGCTCCGGTCGCCCGGGTGGTCTAGTTTTCAAAACAAAGAGACCTAATGGTGAACTTACAGATAGTATGACCATAGATGGTAACGGTTCAGTGACAGTTGGCTCATCGACACCTTGTGCGTCTGCAGCACTCGCGATAAACTCCACAACGCGTGGTTTATTAGTTCCCCGTATGACGACGGAGGACATTCAAAATATTAAAAAACCCGAACCGGGTCTCATAGTGTATGATATAGAATTGGATACATTTATGGGATACAAAAAGACTGGTTGGACTCAAATGTAATAAATTAAAATGACTTATTATATAAATGGTGAAGAACTTGAACACTATTGAAAGATCCGAGAGGATCAGAATAGGTAAATACACTCCAGATGAACAGGCGGAAAATTCTATAATCATCAATGCGTCGTCAGAAATTATTGATGCACCTGTGAGTGGATTTCACGTAGCCCCTGTTCGTTACGTGTCAAATGTTCTATCAAACACACTAGTATATAATACAGTGACACACGAAGTTGTAGATTCTGGGGAAAATATAAACAAATCACTTGACGATGTATTAGCTGTCGGTAATGTTGCATCATATACAGTTGAATTTCAAAATACAGCGACAAGTTTTGTGACATATGGCCCGGTGGGTATAGCTAATACAAATCCAATACACACAGTTGATATAGGTTCAAATGTATTCGTTGATGACACTGGATCAAATGTTATGAATATCACAGGTAATGTATTTGTTTCAGACACCCTATTCGTCGTCGGTAACTTGGAAGTTTTGGGGGATACAACACTCACAACCCAACAAAATCTTCTCATTGATGATTCTATTGTTGAACTTGGTAAAAACAATTATGATTCGGCGGCTGGGTTTGATTTGGGTTTTGTGATGACACGTTCATCTGCACTGTCAAATGTGGGTATAGGTTACAGAGAGACCCAAGATGAGTTTTTCATTGGATACACCAATAATAATGCATATGAACATTATTTAACACCCAATGGTGACAATAACGTTAAAGTTCATGTGTATGGTTCTCTCGTCACAGATTCGAATGTCGGTGTGGGAAATACGTCACCAACGCACACGTTAGATGTTGGTTCAAATGTATACATTGATGACACCGCGTCAAATATTTTAGTTGTTCGAGGGGATACTAAAATCGATGAAACACTGTACGCGAATACTATTTCAATTTCAAACACTGCAACGATTGGTGGAAACTTAAACCTGTTGTCAGAGTTGGATGTCCTTGGAGATGTACACGCGTTGTCGAATCTAGAAGTTTCCAAGGAACTCATTATTGGTGGGAATGTACACGCGTACTCAAATGTAGATGTGTCGAAAGAACTCAATGTCTCTGGGAACGTATATGCATCATCAAATGTTAATGTATCAAAGGCGCTCAATGTCACAGGAAATACAAACGCATTCGCACAACTCAACGTGACTGGGAATGTGTATGCATCATCAAATGTCAATGTCTCCAAGGAACTGAATGTGTCTGGGAACGTATATGCATCATCAAATGTTGACATCTCCAAGGAACTCATTGTGTCTGGGAACGTGTACGCGTTATCGAATGTCGATGTCTCCAAGCAATTGAATGTCACTGGGAATGTGTATGCGTCATCAAATGTCAATGTCTCCAAGGAACTGAATGTCACTGGGAATGTGTATGTGTCATCGAATGTGAATATAACAAAAGATCTCAATGTCACGAGACATATTTACGCAGCCTCAAATGTTGTGGTATCTAAAGATCTTGCAGTTGTTCGGGATATTTACGCATCAAATATAAATGTCAACAAAGATCTTACGGTTACCGACGATATCAGAGCCTTATCAAATGTTGATGTCTCACAAGATGTCAATGTCACTGGGAATGTGTATGCGTTGTCAAATGTTATTGTGTCCCGAGATATTGATGTATATGGAAACATTCACGCGTTGACAAATGTCGATGTCTCCAAAGATGTCAATGTCACAGGTAACATATATGCGTCATCTAACATTGTTGTATCACACGAGGCTGTGGTTCGCGGTGATTTGTACACACAAGGAAATGCATTTATTACAAAACAACTCACAGTCACGAGTAATATAAACGCATTGTCAAATGTAGGTATAACAAAAGACCTAACGGTAGATGGAAATGTATTTGCAAAATCAAATGTGAGTGTTTCGAAACAATTGGATGTGAGTGGAAATGTCTATATGAAATCAAATGCCATCGTATCAAAGCAACTATACGTAACGGGTGATATAGTTGCCTCTTCGAGTATAGACGTGACAAGAGATGTAAATGTAACAAGGGATGTACATGTGACTGGTAATGTTTCAGCTTCATATTACAATGGAAATGGTAGTAATTTGACACATATTACCCTTGAACAGGTCACGTCATATGGAAATACAACGTCTAACACGATATTTTTCAACAACCCTGGAACAGCTGTGGTCACCGTGGGTGATATGGGTATTGGCACGGATACACCCGATTATACACTCCACGTCGCTGGGGATATAGGTGCGGATTCAAATATATCCGCGGTTCGCTACTTTGGGAGTGGTAGTACACTCACAGATATAACACTCGAACAGGTTACGTCATATGGAAATACGGCGTCAAATACTGTAGAGTTCACAAACCCAACAACAGCTTTTACGACTGATCTTACGTCAAATGTTGGCGTCAAGTTGGATCAGTTGGCGAATGTTGTCATAGGGACGAAGGCACTCGCCAATGAAGATATGCTTGTGTATGATGGTTCCAACTGGACGAACCAACTTCAAGACCATACATTCCTCTACGCAAAGGCGGAGGAGGTCATTGATAAAGGTGACGTTGTGTATGCGACGGGTACGGTTGGAAACAATACATTCTCTATTCGGAAGGCGCGAGCTGATTCAAGTGCCACAATGCCTGCCCTTGGTCTCGCGTACCAAAATTTTGCTGTGAATGGTGTGGGTCTCATCGTGACGTTCGGTCGTGCGGATGGAATAAATACAGATGATTTCCAAAC